TATCTGTCCACTATGTTGTACGCAAAGGTTGCTGAAAAAGCCATAATTAACTCTTTTTTATGTCACGTTTTAACTTTTCTTGTCTCTTACAGAGAGTGTCGTATATCATGGATATCTCACAAAGGTCCATACGCATAACGCTCTCGTAACTAATAGTACAGTCACTGGCAGCTATTGCTACAGCTGTATTTATCCAGTCTATTTTTCGTCGCTGGAAATAAGGCCAAAAAAACAGCAGTACCTGATAGTAGCAGCCATACGATCTTTGAAATCTATTTGCTGTTCCCATAAACTAGGTGTCAAAGGGGCAGTTATTTCTTGGCCTTCCGTACCTTTACCCTTAAGCAAACACCTCTTATTGTTTATCACCATTTTACCAAAGTCGGAAGTCATTTTGTAGAGGTCCACACCATCACAAAGACCTATCATCTCTGTGTACTCTTTTACGTGCTCTTCTATAGCTTTAAGTTTCTTAGCCTCTCCCTCAGCATCTCCGTCCTTGTACTCCTCGTGGATACTTTCCACCGCACCACCGGCGACCAACGCCTTTTCTGCCTCTGCACGATCTTTTAATTCATCCATGCTGGCCGTACTTGCTATGGCCTTGACTACTTCTTTTTGAATCTGGTTGAAGTACCTGACCATTCTAAAAGACTCTTTGGCCATCTCAGGATGGGGATGTTTGAAGTGAAAAGTATCTGCTTGGCCGAAATCTCCATCACAAGAAATTTTAACCGTTTTCTTTAAGGGCATTTCCATAAGTTCGTCGAGAATCACAATTACCTCTCTTTCTTAGTTTAACTATTTAGTTATTTACCTCTCAGTGTGTGCTATTGTTCCAGCTTGTCTCCTGCCATTTCAATTTCTATAACGCCGTCAGCCGCTGCATTGATCTCAGGATCGTTAGTAACACTCATCCCTATGAACGCAATAGAAAAATCTTTACTATCTCCTGTCCCTCTCTGCAGAGCCTCTAAGGTATTGCCTCCGACCTCGCTTTTCCAATCCCTGACTCGTTCTATCATATCAGGGGTCACAAATACATTGAACATAACCTTGGAGACCATAGTTTCTGCGTCTTGGGTATGTACTGCTGAAGCATTACCTCCACCTGTAGACGCTGCCCGGACGGTTGTTTCACCGTCACCTGAAGTGTATTTGAAAGTGTTTGGTACGATGCCTATAACATCGTTATTGACTTTGATTGTTGGTACACTCAAGCCTTGCATTTATAGTCTCCTTTATCTGTAACTTTAATTTCGACTTTTATTTAATTATTATAGTTCAAAAGTTAATTGCAATGGCATATTGATTGTTTCCAACTGTGTTACTATGGGCAGCACACTGTTTATGGTTGCCTTCCTATTGGCTAGGTCCAAAACTACCGTCAAATTGGTGTCTATAAGCTTATCAGCGGTCCTGCCCTTCCTAATCAGGGCAGCTTCTTTAAGAGAAGCAAACAACCTCTTAATTATAGCCTTCAAAGAGGCTGCGTTTTCCATCGATCTGTCTGGCAGCAAATCGCCATTTGTAAGTCTTGACTGTGCCAGTATGGATTTCAAGTTATTAAACATGAACTCTCTACATACGCTAGCGGTGTCTACATAGTTGAGATACTTAAAACTGACATCCGAATTTCCGGCACTATCGTTTTTATACGTAGTTACCACAGTCCCTATAATAGTATCTGAGACAGGTTTATTAGGCCCTACCACGCTATACCCGGCAGTGTTTAACTGTGCTTGCTCTGTTCCTGTAAACAAATTCACAGAGGCTGTTACCGGTACACTATCCAGCGGGGTGTTGAAGTACGGCAAAGATGCGAGAGCCTTACTTCCGAACTGATCGTTAGCCGCATTGGCTGTTACTACAGAGCTTATAGAAGCTCCGTCAGTAAGCCTACGTGCTCTGATGCCCATAAATGCTGCGGTAGTCCAATCTACCGGGTGTACTACCTCTGGGCCTATCTTAGATGTAACACCAACCGCTATCGCATTACCCATGATAACAAGCGACTGACTGTTGATAGGTGTAGCACCATCAACAAACGAATCAAGGTTTGAGAGTGTATCGGACATGCCCATAAACGCAACGCCATCCAAAATATCGTTAGATGTATTGAAACGAACATCAAGAAAATCAGTAGTGACCTCATCAAGCTCTGCTGATAAGTCTGTAGGCCAAAGTATGCCTTGGTATCTACGCTCACCAACCAAATCCATTACTGCCGTAACAATAGGAGGTGTTGCCCCTGTACCACCATCAGCTAACGCCGCCGAAGATATACCGGCAGGCAGTCCAGTTATTTCGATACCGTAATCGTTTCCTATAGTACCTAAATCTGTTGCCGTGACAGTAACTACGCCTAATGTGTTATCCACTGTAAACGGAGCAACCACAGCAGAGTATGCTGCTTTTATGGCTGTAGCTATAGCAGTCTGGTCGTCGGTGATAGCTACAGTGATGCTTTTCTTATATAGATCGGAGGATAGTATGCTCACAACTATAGTTCCTGCCGCTGTAGCTGTTCCTACAACGGTGATCGTTTTTGTAGCTGCTGTTGCTGCCCCTTCCGGCTTCAGGGTGATTACGTCAAGCTCGGCACCATTATTGTTGCCTACACGGTTGGCATCCAACCAAGCCTGCACCATTACACGGCAATAACTACCAGCACCCAAGAGACTATCCAACGCTGCCTGAGTCAGATTATGTATATCTGTCTCCAAGGCATTGACTGTGGCATTAGGTGTTTGGCACACTATAAGGTTTCGGCGTGTCCCTATGTTGAGTACGCTATTGGCCGACGTTAGAGAAATATTCACATCTGGTTTACTTATCATCTTATTTTACCCTTCATTTATATTATCAGTTTCGATTTCTACTCAATCGTTTTCTTATTTTTTCTTAGGTGCTTTTTTAATGGCCTTTATACAGCCATCCACCTGTGCGTCATGTAGCCGCCGTCGCCAATACCTATCTACCGGCAGGCCGGACTTTTTGTTGCAGCTAAGGGGCAATACTATCCCTTTAGCGTACCCTCTCATACTAACGCATAACTCAAAATTTATCAAGACGTTTCTTTTAGTTTTTGCTTTTTTCTCAGGATTAAACTTAACCTGCCCTGTCTTTGTGTCGGTCATTAGCTTATCAGGGTCTATCGTACCACCACCCACTGCCTTATCTACTGCGTTATTTTTTACTTCTTTAGCCATATTAAATCTCCGGTTCTGCCTCAAGACTCACCAAGGCACCTTCATTATCGAACATTGTAGAATTAACAACAATATCCCTAAACGAAACATTATGTCTAACCACATCTCCCTGCTCAAACGATATAGCATAAGGAGAGCTATACAAAAAATTATGTACATAATACCCTGTATTCCACCTATTAGGCTGGTTACTTACCTCTACCGCTGCAAAATTCATCGAAGTATCGGCACTCTCAAAAGTATGTGCATACATAACCTTACGCAAAGCCGGTCGTATTTCCTCGTAAATTTGCTGCTGCTTAGTGGCCGCAAGATGTTCTGTTTTAGTGACTGCCATTGCCATTAAAGTAAATTGCGGTAGATATGTTAATTTAACAGGGTTTTGGGGCGTGGCGGTGATTACTGCGTCACTTACTGTATTACGATCCTTACTGGCATCTTCCGGGCCAAAAACTATAAACAAAGCAGGTTTCGGGTCTCTATGCTTATTATATTCGGTCACTGCCCTTGTCGCATCTGCCGCTATAAAAATCCGTTGGGCGGTTGAATAGTCGTAGGTATCAAAAACTACTCCTTCAGGTATCAAAGTGTCCGCCAGCGGAACAGAAAACGTATTATCGTCTATTTTTGTTACGACCAAAAACCCTAAAAGCAGACTGCGAGGCTCTATCATGTTACCCAGAGCACCTACAGCATCTGCATCAGCATCAAAAGTAATAGTTTCTCTCTCAGCCGAAGTAATAGTGAAATCACTTCCGTTATAGTTACTATCTGCAAAATCCTGAAGGACAGCTTTATTGTACCCTCCCTTATTTGATAAACCACTGGTGCGATCATGCTCGAAAGATGTTGTCAAGGTAACTTTACCTGTACCGGAATCAAAAGATGAGCCTGTCACTGGTACTATTATTTTAACATCGGCACCTACTATAACGGCACCGGTAGCCAAACCATGTCCAGCAGATGTGATCTTTATTACACCTGAAGCGACTACGGCGGAGCCTGACACGTTATCCCCGAACTCCTGCGTGTATCTGGGGAGGGCTTCCATCAGTCTCTGTTTTACATCGTTAGGCGTTATCATTTTTTACGTAACTCCGTCGCTACCCCTTGGTTTATAGCCTGACCTACCTCACGAGCCTTACTCAAAGCTGCGGGTTTCAGGTGAGGTCTCTTTTTTAACTGTCCTCCGGGGGAACCGTTCTCAAGTAGTCCTCCATACGGTGCGATGTTTGCTCTATCGCCTATAATTAATTGTGTAGCACTTGGGGCAACAGAATCAACGCTTTCGGCCAAGGCTCCTGATAGATCAGCCGGGGCCTCACCGGGGGCTGAGGCTTGGTGTATCCTTCCACCTATCAGATATAGCCTACCGGTCTTTGGCGGACTCTTAATCAGCCTGACGACTTCTCTCTCGATCTCAGGACCAACCTCCAGCAAACCCCTACGGATACCCTCTTTAGTATTAAAGATGGCTCTATCAATAACCAAGAAAGCTGTATTGTCCACTACAGTTATCATTATTAAATCCCTACCGGACGACCGGGGAAAACTTCGTGCATTAAAAGAGGTGTTGGCCTCCCTATACTTACCGACGCTCCGCTACCTGTATTATTATCTATCGGCACTTCTAACTGCCCAAGATTCTGCTCTACCGAATTTCTAAGACACTGCCTAAAAGCCGAGATAGA